GGTTCTGGGCGTGACGCTCGAGTCGGTCAAGCATTCGGTCAAGTTCGCGAAGCGGAAGTTGCAGGCGAAGACGCTGCCTCAGCTTGTCGCGAATGCGATCCGTCAAGGGCTGATCCCGTGACCGACGACCTGGTGGTGACGGAACTCGGCGTTCAAGTGCGAGATGTGGTGACCGGGTTCACGGGTCGGGCCATCGCTCGAGCGGAGTACGAGTTCGATGCGACCAAGGTGCTGGTCGCCGGGGAGACGAAGCAGTCAGCTGGCGATGCTCGCTGGATCGAAGAGTCGAGGTTGGAGCCTGCGCCACCGGGTGGGACTGGATTCGGCTCGTGAAGACCTCCCTGGTCATGCCGCGGATCTGCCATGTGCCGGACGCCGCCGACTGGTCGCTGGGTGATCGCGCCGTCGAGTGGTCGAGGGATCACAAGCTGCGGCTCGACCCGGAGCAGGAGTTCATGCTCAGGTCGATGCTCGGACTCGATCGAGATGGCCGCTACCAGAGCTTCGAGTTCGGCCTGTCCGCGCCCCGCCAGAACGGCAAGGGCGAGGTGCTGCTGGCGCGGGAGTTGTTCGGCCTGTACGAGCTCGGGGAGCGGTTGATCATCCATTCGGCCCATGAGTTCAAGACCTCTGCTCGCCATTTCAAGCGCCTCGAGATCGCGATCCGGGCGAACCCCGATCTGCTCGCGCTGGTCGAGCGGTCGGACATCGGTCAGATGCGAATGGTCGGCTTCCGCTACTCGCACGGCGACGAGTCGATCAAGCTGCAGGACGGGTCGATGATCGAGTTCCGCACCCGGACGAAGTCGGGCCTGAAGGGCGTCGACGATGTGGCGCTGCTGGTGCTGGACGAGTCCCAGATCCTGTCCGAGTGGGCGCACGGGACGATGGTCCCGACGCTTCGCGCCTCGACGGCGCAGCGAGGTCCGCAGCTGGTCTATGCGGGGAACGCGCCCGACCAGGACAAGGACGACCACGCGATTGTCTGGACGCGGCTGCGCGAGAGGGCACTCGCCGGCGACGAGGACTCGCTCGTCTACCACGAATACTCGCTCGACTACGAGTCGCCCGAGGAGGTGCCGGAAGGCGTGGCATCCGACCCGGTCGAGTGGGCGAAGGTGAACTGGGCGATGGCGCACGGCCGCGTCACGGTGAAGCACATGCAGAAGGAGTTCCGACTCTTCCAGGGCGGACGCCAGTTCATGACTGAGCTCCTGAACGTGGGCGACTACCCGGACACCGACCTGATCGGCAACTCGGAAATCTCGCTGGAGGCGTGGGCGGACTGCGAGGACGAGGGCTCGGTGCTGGAGGATCCGGTCTGCCTCGCCTTCGACATCTCGCCGGGGCGGCGCACCACGATCTCGGCCTCGGGCCTGAACCGCAGGCGCAAGCTGCACGTCGAGGTGGTCAACAGTCGCGCCGGCACGGCCTGGGTGCCCGAGAGGATGCTCGAGTTGTGCGAGGGCCACGAAGTGGTGCAGATCATCTGCGACGGGTTCGGTCCCGCGAACGCCATCGCCGCCAAGGTGGAGGAGCAGACGGGCCTGAAGGTCCGACGCATGAAGACCGGCGAGTACGCGGACGCCTGCGGCCAGTTCGCGAACGCCATCGACGAACACGACATGGTCCACCTCGGTCAGGAGGAGTTGAACACCTCGGTGCGTGGAGCTCGCACCCGGCCGCTCGTCGACCGCTGGGCGTGGTCCAGGTCGAAGTCGAAGACGGATCCGGGCCCGGTGATCGCCTGCTCGATTGCCCTATGGTCAGCGGTCGACCGTGACATTGCGAACCGAGAGGAAATGGTGATCTTCTGATGCCAGCCAAGTACTACGCGACGATCCCGGTCGTCGGGAAGTGGGTGCGCGTCCCGCGCTGGTTCTGGCGTCGTCGCAATCCACGGTCGGTTCTCTGATGGTGAGGGGACTGCTCTTGGTGTCGTTCGGCGCAGGACTGGTCGGAGTCGTTGACGCCATCTGGGGCGGCGTCTGGAAGACGGAAGGATGGGTCGTCGTCTGCCTCAGCTTCCTCGTCGCGGCCCAAGTCGCTGAGAGGATGCGTCGATGAGTCTGCTCGAGCGCATATCTCCTGTCTCTGCCGCACTGGCTCGGGCTGGTCGGGGTGCCGCCGGCCAGATCCTGGCCCGTGACGTGCAGCCGCTCGAGGGGACTCGCATGTCCCTCTGGAACACGATCATCCCGGCGTGGTGGACCGAGAACGGGCTCAACGAGGCAGGCCAGATGTTCTGGCCGGGGAACGGCCTGCTCGCGGACCGGACCTGGATCACGAACCGCTGCCTGCAGATGAACTCGCAGCAGATCGCGTCGATGCCGCTGCGCTTCAACCCCGGCAACGCGACCACGGTGACTGAGCCGGCCTGGATGTCGAACCCAGACCCGCTGTACTACCCGAACGGGATCGGCTCGATGATCAAGGCTCTGATGCGCGACTACTACGGCTGGGGCTGGTGCCTGCTCTACGTCACCTCGCGCTACTCGGACGGCTACCCGCGGACCTTCACCCGGATCCCGGCTGCTCGCTGCGAGCCGATGTGGGACGAGAACGGCTACCGCCAGTATCCGGTCGGCGGCCAGTGGCTCAACCCGGAGGATGTCATCCAGATCGACCGCGACTGCGGCGACGGCTGGCTGGCGCACGGGACGAGCGCGATTCGCTCCTACGCCCAGCTTGCCTGGGGCTTGCTTGCGGCAGGCAATCAGGCGATGGAGGTCAACCAGGGCGGCATCCCCAAGGTGTCGCTGAAGGTCACCGACGAGAACCGGAAGCTGACCGACAAGCAGGCCACCAACCTGCAGGATCAATGGCAGGAGAAAACGCAGAAGCGGAGCGGTGCGCCGCCCGTCCTGCCGTACGGCCTCGACTTCGAGACGCTGTCGTGGAGCCCGAAGGACATGGCGCTCCTCGAGACACAAGAATTCAACGCGCTCGCCCTCGCAGCTGCGTTCGGCATTCCTGCCGTCTTGCTCAACATGGCGATCCGCTGGGGGATGACGTATCAGAACCCAGGGATGCTGGGCGAGATGTGGTGGCGCTTCGAGCTTCGGCCGTCGGCTAAAGAGTTGGCCGACGCGCTCACCGCTCAAGCTCTGCCGGCAGGACAGTGGTGCTGGTTCGATGCGACCGACACCTTCCTGCAAATCGAACCGCAGAACACCGCCCAGGAGGCTTCTCCTGTGGCGACCGAGGAGGACGACCCCCAGGCAGCGGCGGTCGAGCAGGACGCATCGACGGCAGCGCCGTCGCAGGCAGAAGCTCCAGCGGTGGCATCCGCCTCGCCGGCGCAACAAAGTCAGGCACCACGTCTGACCGTCCTAGGAGGAAATAGATGAGCGACGAAGTGCAGGAGGAAACCTCCGTGGAGAACGGTGGACGCGAGGTTCTCGTCCGCACGTTCGCCGTGGAGTCCCAGTCCCTGGATGGCCGGACTCTCTCGGTCCGGGTCGTCCCGTTCAACGAGGTCGCGACGGTCGCTGATCCTCCCGACTTCCGCCCGTACAGGGAGCAGTTCGTGCGCGGAGCGTTCAAGGCCCAGGAGAACGCCGCCCACCGGATCCGGCTTCGTGCGATCCACGACGAAGAGGTTCTCGCGACGGGCAAGCGGACCTCCCCGATGGCGAGCGTCGTCGGCAAGGGCGTGAACCTGCGCGAGGAGGAGGGGGGATACGAGGCCGACTTCCGCTTCCTGAACACGCCCGAGGCGGACACCGCGTTGGAACTCACCCGTGAGGGCGGCTACGACGGCGTGTCCGCTGAGTTCATCCCCATCCGCACCGTCCGCACGAAGGACGGGATCATGTCGCGGGTCAAGGCCCACCTCGACTCGGTCGCGCTCGCCCTCGGGCCGGCGTACACGGGCGCGGAGATCCTCGCGCTTCGCGAAGGGCACCAGATCGTGGAGGATGAGGAGATGTTGCCGCCGGCGGTCAATCAGCAGCTGCTCGAGCGGTGCGCCAAGCTCGGCATCGACCTCCCCGAGGGGATGGCGAAGCTGCTCACCCGCGCCTACACGGAGGCACCGTGGGACGGATCCGCGTCCCGGTTCGACACCGCGGAGTCGTACTGCTCTGCCGCGGCCATCGACAGCAACCCGTCCGGCGCACCGAAGCAGAAGAACCTCTGCCACCTTCCGTACAAGGAGCCGTCCGGCGAGATCAACGTCAACGGAGTACGGGCCGCCCTGTCGGAGATCGGCAAGGGAAACCCGCAGGACGCGACCCCGGCAGAGCGCGATGGCGCGAAGACCAAGCTCGAGAAGATCCTCGCGTCCTTCACATCCAGCAGCACCGGTCAGTAAGATCTTGAACTGCCTACCGCAGATGGCGCACCTCGAGCCAACGGGCACCCCGACTCAGCTAGTCGGCACCCCCGATTTCGACACCCGCCGCGGAACACAAACGTCAATCTCGGAGGTGTAGGAAATGTCGGCAACGACCACCCAGGCGGAGATCCGTCTGGAGACGCTCCTCGACGAGCGCCAGGTCATCACGGAGAAGTGGGAGGCGCTCAACGCGCGTATCAACACCCGTGAGGACAAGACGCTGTCGGAGACGGAGCAGGAGCATCAGAAGATGTACCGCGAGCGGGTCGAGATCATCGACGGCGAGACGGAGTCGCTCTCGACGGACATCATCCAGACCCGTGAGTCCATCGAGAAGGCGGCGGACCTTCGTCGCAAGATGGCCGGCTCGGACGGCACCATCGAAGAGGGCGAGAACGGCGAGATCGTGTACCGCGACTTCGCCGCGTACGCTCGCGACGTGATCCTCACTCGCGGGACGCCCGAGTGCGCCAAGATCGCCAATCAGGCGGGTGGCGAGGAAGTCTCTCTGAAGGCTCGCGAGCGGCTTCAGCTGCTCAAGGCGAGGACGCCGGCGAACACGCTCTCGAGCAACGTCGCCGGCCTCAACCCGCCTGAGCACATCGCGCAGATCTTCCAGATCATCGACAAGAGCCGTCCGCTCGTCGCGGCGTCTCCGTCGACCGGTCTGGTGCGCGGCACCATCACCTACCCGTCCGTCGACACGCGCCCCGTCGTGGCCGTGCAGGCGTCGGAGAAGACCGAGGCCGGGAACACGGGCATGGTCGTCAGCATGAAGACCGCCGCCGCAGTGACCTACCTCGGTGGAGGCGACCTGTCGTGGCAGGCGCTCAACTGGTCGACGCCGGACGCGCTCCAGCTCTGGTTCGACCTCGTCGCAGCGGACTACGCGCTGAAGACCGAGACGGCAGCTGCCGACGCGGTCATCGACGACGGCTTCACGAACGTCATCTCGGACGTGTTCACCATGGGCTCCTCGGACTTCACCGCCTTCCTGAAGGCTGTGGGCGAGGGCTACTCCAAGGTGTACGCGCAGTCGCACCGGATCGCGGACACGATCCTGCTCGCCCCGGACGTGTACGGGTACCTGATCGGCCTCACGTCGACCCCGCAGCCGATCTTCATCAGCGTCAACGGCCAGAACATCGGTCCGCTGAACGTGATCGTCTCGAGGGGACTCGACTCGGGCACGGCACTCGTCTGCGACCTGGAGGGATTCCTCGTCGCGGAGACGCCCGGTGCGCCGGTCGAGCTCCGCGTCGTCGAGCCTGCCATCGGTGGCCTCGAGGTCGGTCTGATCGGAGCGTTCAAGTCGGTCGTCGTCGACCCCGGCTCGTTCGCGCTCATCTCGTCCGGCTCGTAAGGACGAGAGGCAAAGAGGGGAATGGGAGGCCCAGTCATCCGGCTGGGCCTCCCGACTGAAAGGAGACAGAGATGTCCTATCCGCAGCCGTCCTCGACAACGTCAGCGAACGTCAAGGGACTCATGACGCCCAAGAAGGTCAAGCCGAAGGCTGCTCCGAAGCCGCACGTCATGCAGAAGGCCAAGTGACATGACGCCGTACAGGGAGCGCCGCGAGAAGGGTCACTACCACCCGGACGGTGAGACGCCGCAGTCGATTCACTCGCACCATCTGACCGGACTCCTGACGGCGACCAAGCCTGCGTCGCCGCAGATCTCTTCGGCGTCCGGCGAGGGGAACATGAAGATCACGAAGAACACGTCCAAGGGGATCTAGATGGCGACCGTCTTCTCCTTCGTCGACTACACGCCGCCGGCGCGGTACGACGACGTGCCTTGGACGCATGCGCTGATCCAGCAGTCGGACGCCTCCGACGGCACGTTCGCGCAGATCGACTCGCTGGCGCTCGACCCGGTCGATGGCGACCCGGAGCATCCTCAGGTCAGGAACCTGACGACGCACCTCGCGAGCGACACGCCGCAGCAGTGGTACCGGATCGTCTGGGCCGATGCGAGCTCGGGCATGTCGTCACCGACGATCCCGATCATGGACCTCGGCTTCGACGTGGTTCCGTTCACCACCGTCGACGAACTCTTCCGCGTCTTGAAGGTGAGGACGCCGTCCGCCGATCAGACCGCCGCCGCGAACCGCGTTCTGCTGGCTGCGGCGCAGGAGATCATCTCCGAGATCGACCTGAGCCTGCCCGAGATCAGCGAGCCGGGATACCAGATCTGCGCGACCGTGAATCTCGATCGAGCCGCCGACCTGTGGCGTCACACCGAGTCCGCGCCGGGGATCCTCGGCATCGTGGACGAGGCCGTCTCCACCATTCCGGGGCGCTACTCCTGGGCGCGGTACGCCGCTCGCCTCTCTCCGCTGAAGGATCAGTGGGGGATCGCCTAGATGGCGCTGGCGACGAACGTCGAGATCCTGCAGGCGATAGCGGGGCAGCTGGAGGATTCGATCCAGGCGAACACCGACTTCGACGTTCACATCGAACCGATGTGGTTTCCCATCGCGGAGATGCCGGCCGTCGACATGTTCCCGACGAACCCGACCGGCCTCGAGGACGGTCTTGCCGGGTTCGGGTCGGAGACTCGCTACGGCGCGGTGCCGATCATGATCCGGGCCCGTGTCGGGATGGCCGACGGCGAGGCCGGCCAGGAGCTTCTCTACGGGATGATGGACGAGATCGGACTGCTGTCCATCGTCGCCGCCCTGGACGCCGACCGGACGCTCGGCGGTGTCTGCGACTCGCTGACGTGGGGCTTCGGATACCCGTGGGCCGGCGTGGCCGCATACCTCGACGCGAACGGCGACGGGACACTGGCCGGCTCCGAGATGAAAATCGTCGTCGTCAAGACGCAAAGCTGATCGTGAACGCAACGGCCACGACATTCGACCGGATCAACCGGAACGCCCAGGTCTACCCGGCGAACGTGCTGCCGAACGGGGGAACGGCGCTCTGCCTCTTCTCGGCCGGCTTCCTCGGCTGGAACGACGTGATCCACATGGTCCGCAATGACATGCGCGTGACGTGCGTGGACGTGGACAAGGACAAGCTCTTCGAGATGGCTTCGATCTACCCCGCCGGCCTGGAACTCTGGGTCGAGGATGCGTGGCATTTCGCGACCGACGCCGCAGCCTCTGGCCGCACCTGGGACGTGGTCAGCGTGGACCCGTACATGGGTGACGCTTCCGATAAGGCATGGGAGACTCGCCACCTCTGGCCCCTCCTGGCCGACAAGATCGTCACGCTCACCGTCGCCGCCGACCGCGAACTGTTCGCCCCTCCTGGCTGGAGCTCGTACATGTTCCCGCGCAACGACGAAGTGTCGTGGATGGTGCTGCACCGTGATTGAGATGGCGACCTCGACGACGATCCGTCTCCTCGGTGACTGCGAGAACGACGGCGTCTTCTGCGTCCCGCTGATGGAGAAGATCCGGGGCACCGTCGACAAGACGAAGTACCGCCAGGGCGCGGCGCTCATGGAGATGCCCGAGAGCCGCGAGGCGTGGGAGGCCGATCATCGGACTGCGCGTAAGAGGGCGTGGCGCTCGGAACGACTCGGGTACAGGTTCGCTCCCGTCGACCTCAGCCAGCACAGCGACGATGTCTTCGACATCAACACGTCGCTCGCGACGCGCCAGGGGCGGCCGATGACCGCGGGATATGTCGAATACCACCAGCAGGGCAAGCTGCCCGACTATCCGTGCGAGCGCCACGCGATCCGAACTTACGGAGTCACGATAAGTCGGCTAAAGCCGAAGCTGGTCGCCTACATGAGCGTCTACCGGATCAACGAGCTCGTCCTGATCTCGATGATCCTCGGACACGGCAACTTCCTGACGGACGACATCATGTACCTCCTCTTCGCCGGGATGGTCGAGCAGCAGTCTCACCTCGGCGGCTGGCTCTACTACAACCGCTGGGACTCGGGCACCGACGGACTCCGCTACTACAAGGAGAAGACCGGGTTCCGCGAGGGCGACATCAGGTGGGAGCGATGAGCGTCACCGTCGTCGCCGTGATCTACGGATTCGATTACTGGCAGTTCGAGATGGACTGGCGACGGTCACTCCACGCGATGGTTCCGCCGGCAGACGACGTGATCCTCCACCACGGACTGCTCAAGGAAGGGGAGCTTTACCCGCAGGCCCGTCTGCTGAACGAGGCCATCGCGAAGGTCGCCACCGACTGGGTCTGGCCGCTGAACGTGGACGACCTGGCGCTGCCGGACGCGCTGGCCGGCCTCGAGGAGCAGGACGCCCAAGTCTGGCTGATGGGAATGCGGAGCGGCAAGCAGGACATCGTCCCCGAGGCCATGAGCAACGCGGACTACCTCGCCAACTTCGGCAACCCGTACCCCAGCATGAGCGCGTTCCGCAAGCAGGCCTGGGAACTCGTCGGCGGCTATCCCACCGTCGGCCATGAGGACTGGGCGCTGTGGCGGCGCATGGCACTGGCTGGACTCAACTTCTCGGCGTCCGGGCGTGTCCATTCGATCTACCGCGACCATCCGCTGCAACGGACCAAGACGGACGTGCGGCCCGAACTGTGGGAGCGCCACAAGGAAGAGATGCTCGGCCTGGAGGAGATCCTTGCTTACACCGTCTGATGTCACCGCCGTGATCGTGACGAAGGGCGATGTCGACCTGACGCCGATATACGAATCGTTGATCTTCCCGAACGTCGTCGTCTACGACAACAGCCTCCGCGAGAACCAGATGACATACGGGCGCGTCGTCGGCGCTCGCGAGGCGGACGACAAGATCATCTACAGCCAGGACGACGACATCATCCACACGCCCGAGAATCAGATGAAGATCCTGGGCGCGTACCAGCAGACGTACCTCGTCGGCTGCATGTGGGAGGACTGGTCCGCCGGCGCGAAGGAGCAGGGCATCGAGAACGGCTACGACGACCTCGTCTTCCCAGGCTCGGGGTCGATCAGCCATGTCGACATGTGGGAAGACGCGATCGACGAGTACCTGAACGAGTGGCCGGACGACGAGTTCTTCCGCCTCTGGTGCGACACGATCATCGGCGTCATCACCCCGAGTATCCAGCTGGACCTCCGCTTCGATGCTCTGCCATGCGCCGAGGACGAGACTCGCATGTGCAACCTGCCGAATGCGGTTGAGCAGAAGACCGAGGCGATCCGCAGGGCGCGGCAGATCCGCGACGGGCTGCCGGCGTGAGGTACGGCGCACCTTTCCAGGCCGACGACCTGGACGAGCTTGACGAGGTGTTCTATGCGAAGGCTGCTCGAGTCGTAGCGATGGAAGACGTGGTCGCTGGAGCTCGCGAGCCGAACGTGATCGGCCTGCGCCACGACTGCGATGCCGCCCACTCGCTTCGGACCGCGGTCAGCATGGCGCACTGGGAAGCCGAACGCGGCTACCGCTCCACCTACTTCCTGCTCCACACGTCCCCGTACTGGAGCTACGTCGGGTTCCCGAGTGCCGTGCAGGAGATCGCAGAGTGCGGACATGAGATCGGCATCCACACTGACGCGCTCGCGGAGTCACTGGTCACGGGAGATGATCCCGACCTGATCCTCGAGCGAGCGATCACGCGCTTGCGCGATCTCGGCTACCCGGTTCGGGGCGTGGCCGGTCACGGAAACGAGATCTGCCTGAGAGTCAGGGAGCCGCATGAGAGTCCGTTCGCGAACGACGAGCAGTTCGCTGAGTGCCGCCGGCCTGCTCACGGCGAAGCTGATCGAATCATCGCCAGGGGAAAGATTTCGCTGAAACTTTCTCCTCGTCCGCTCTCTGACTTCGGCCTCGAGTACGAAGCGCTCTGGTCAGCGCAGCCGTGGTCGTGGCGTTGCAGCGACTCTGGTGGCCGGTGGTTCAACCCTGGATTTGAGGAGACGGCGACTAGGTTCGCTACCCAGACACAGGTGACAGATCTGCCGCGCCGGTCAAAGCATCCACAGCAGCTGCACCTCCTGATCCACCCGGACTGGTGGGCCGAGGCGTTCGTTCCGGTGAAGGCTGTCGCATGAGGACGCTCTGGTTCGTCGTCCCCGTTCATGGCAGGCTGGGCCTCACGAAGATCTGCCTTCGCCACCTTCGGCGGACATGCGATGCTCTGCTCGAGCGCGGCGTGAAGGCGACAGCGGTTGTCATCTCGGACGCCGCCACGCTCGACGTTCTGAACGTGGGCGAGCTCGGCTTCGGCTGGGTCCGGCGCGACAACCAGTTCACAAGCCGCCGCTTCAACGACGGGATCCAACTGGCGACCGACCCGAAGTTCAACCCCGCGCCGGCGGACTTCGTCGTCCCGTTCGGCAGCGACGACTGGGCCGACTACCGACTGTTCGCGGAGCCCCTGCCGAACCGCAACCAGATCTTCGGGTTCCAGCGAATGGCGTTCGTGCGCGAGGACGGGCGTGAGATCTCGACCACGTTCCTCGACTACCAGGGCGGGTCGGGGATCAGGATCATCCCTCGCGAGCTCGTCGCCCCGCTCGACTACCGACCCGCCGACGAGGATCGCGAGCGCGGCTGCGACACAAGCATCCTCACCAACATCCGCCGCGAGCATGGGGACAAGCTCGACATCCGCCACTGGCATATGAACGACTACCAGATCGTGGACTGGAAGACGGGTGGAGAGCAGCTGAACGCCTACAAGAGCGTGACCACGCTGAGGACTTCCGAGGTTGGGGATGATCCCTTCACCGCGCTCACGCCGTACTACGACGCCGAGTCGCTCGAGGAGATGGAGCAGCACTACTTCGGCGTGAAGGCGGCCGCGGCGTGAAGTACAAGCGGTACCTCGTCACCGGGAAGCGCCAGTACCGCTGGCACAAGCCGGGGACCATCTTTGAGGCGAGACTCGACCCGGACGCGGAGCAGCGAGCGATTGAGCGCGGGTCCATCCGCGTGATCGACAGCGTCCAGCCAGAACTGGAGAATGGCAGCTATGCGCTGCCGCCCGAAGATTGGCCGCAGGACGCGGCCGATGAAGGAACAACCAGAGACGCAAGCGTCTCGCGAGCAATGAGTTAGGAGGGAAAGTGACCTTCACCAAGAGCATCGCTCTGCACGACAAGATCATGATCGATGGAGAGGACTGCTCGAACGCGTTCCGCAGCTTTGGTCAGCCGAACACGAAGACCCAGGAGGACGTAAGTGGGTTTTCGGTGTCGGGACGCAACGAGACGCTTCCCGGTGCGATCACGCAGTCGTTTGAGGGCGAGGCGTTCTACACGCCCGAGGTGTATGCGCTCCTCAAGCCGCTGTTCGACAACTCGACGGTGTTCGAGTTGACGTGGCAGCCGGATGGCCTCGTCGATCCGTCCCGCGAGGTGTACTACGGGAACGTGAAGATGTACGAGTTCGGCCCGTCCGTGACCCGCGGGAGCGTCGAGGTGTTCCCGTGTACGTTCATGGCCGCGGACGACAACGGCATCCAGTCCGGCGCTGCCACCTAAGCCGTGCCGGCGCAGCAGAAGAGCTAGGGGCACCCGGCGAATGGGTCGGGTGCCCACCAGAACAAGAGAGGGAGTCCACGCGTGGCCGCTGAAACCAACGACAGCAGGAGAACCTTCACCGCTGGTGGAGAGACGTACGAGTACCCGGACCCGTTCGATCTCGACCTGGACGAGTGGGTAGTCATCTACGACGAGACGGGCCTGATCCTCGAGGACTTCGCCCCGTTCGATGACAAGATCCGCGAGGAGACTCGCCAGCAGCAGCTTCGCAATCCGGCGCTGATCAAGGCGCTCGCGATCTGCGGGATCCTTCGCGCACATCCCCAGACCGACATCCACGCCGCTCGCGAGCTCGCCGGCGACATGAAGATGTTGGACGTGCTGAAGTCGCTGGCAGGAGGGGACGACGATGCCGACGACCCTACGCAGGAGTCTCAGAGCGCAACCGACGAATCATCGCTGAGAACATCGGGCGACATCAGCGAGAGTTCGTCTCCCGATTCACCGAAGACTTCGGACGAACCGGAAGGCGAACTGCCAGCTACTGGGACTGGCGGGTAGGGCACATCTTGCCGTCGATCACCCGCGACAACATCGGCAAGCTCAAGCCGACCGATCTGCTCGGGGCCATCTCGCTGTTCCAGGGGAAGTACGAGAGCGAGGAGTAGGTGCCTACCTCTTTCGGATCCTTGCAGGCTGAAAACCCAGTTCTGGTTGTCAACCTCGACTCGATCAACAGGGATCTCAAGGCGCTCGGTCCTGCCATCTACAGCGCCGCGAAGGCCGGGATGCTGCAGGGCGCTGAACCGATCAGGCGCGATGCAGAGCGTCTTGCCGAGTCCGAGATCAGCGGCATGAAGCGAGCGAAGAAGAAGCCGCCGCCCTGGTCGATCCAGCGAGATGGGGAGACGATCCATGAGGTGTACATCGCACCCCGCGAGCGCGGCGTGAAGTCGAAGACGGATCGCAGTCGTCGCCGTCCCAACTTCGTCGATGTCATGTTCGGCAAGTCGTACGATCCGGCGTTCGCGACGGGCCGTGCCGGCGTTGTCCAGTTCGTCGATAACTGGCTCGGGCGCGTGAGTGACGCGTTCAACAGCAGCACGGGCACGGGGAGGATCTGATGGCCGCTCCGCTGATTCTCAGGATCATCACTGACGCTACCCAGACGCTCAGGATGAACAACGCCGTCATCTCGTCCAACACTCTGGTCGGCAAGTCGGCGCTCGACATGGGTGCCGACATCGCGAAGACGGCCAAGACCGCGGTCACCTCCTCGGTCGCGATGGAGGAATCGCTCGCCAAGCTGGCGGCTGAGTACAGGTCGCTCTCCACCTCGGCGGCGTTGAGCGGCAAGGAACAGGTCAAGGCCGCGCAACTCGCGGAGCTCACGAACGCCAGACTGGCTCGCTCCCAGGGACTCGTCGTCGCAGGCACTGGCGGGATGTCGAGGGGAGCGAAGACGGCAGAGGCGGACATCGGCAAGCTCACCCGCGGCGCACTCGCCGGGTCGGGTGTCATCTCGACCCTTGGTCGCTCGCTCGCGTTCGCGTCGACCGGGTTCATCGTTGTCGCCGGAACCGCCACCCTCCTTCACTCGGCCATCACCGAAGCTCTCGGCTACGCCGCCGCCGAGAAACAGGTCACGGCCCAGCTGAAGACCGGAGGCCTGTCATTCCAGACGTACAAGAGCCAGATCGAAGACGCGCTCACCGCCGAGTCGAAGCTGTCCGGGTTCACGCGCCAGGATCTTCTTCAGTCGTTCGGGTACCTCGTCCGGGTCAGCGGCAAAGTCGGGCAGTCGCTCAACCTCGACTCCGTCGCCGCGGACGTAGCTCGAGGACGGCACATCGCGCTCTCGTCGGCCTCGATCGCTCTCGCGAAGGCTCTAGGCGGATCATCGACCGCGCTCCGTCGCCTCGGGATCATCGTCCCGAAGACGGCGACCGGCATGGATGCGATCCGCTATGTCGCAGCCAAGTTCGCCGGTCAGGCGGAGGCTGGCGCGACCTCCGCGGACCATCTCCACGCGAGTCTCGCCAACGCGGGGGAGGTCATCGGCACCTCGGTTCTTCCGACCTTCAACCGTCTCACCGGCGAGTTCTCGGATTACCTCACCAAGCTGGACCAGACGGGGCGGTTGCAGAGAGATGTGGGTGAGGGGGTCACGATTCTCGGCATCGGCTTCCACGCGCTCGGGTCTGCGATCAAGGTCGTGGACGATGCAACCGGAGGGTTCACCCACACCATCGCGATCCTGATTGCGCTGGAGCTCGGCAGCAAGGTCTACGGCTGGGTGACGGCCCTCCGCGTACTCGCCGGCGAATGGGGACTCGTCGGTGCTGCCGCCACGGCTGCTGGTGAAGCCCAGGTTGCCGCGGTCGCTACGAGTGGCGCTGCCGGTGTTGCTGGCGGAGGAGCGGCTGCTGCGGAAGCTGGCGCGGGAGGAATCGGTGGCCTGTTCGCCGGCGGACTGCTCGGCCAGGTCGCAGGCAGTCGCGTTCGCGGCTTCTTCGCGTCCAGGGCGGCTGCGTCGGAACTCGCAGGAGTTGGCGCGGAGGGTGGGGCAGCGGCTGGAGTCTCAGCAACTGGAGTAGGCGCACTGGCAGTAGCCGCCGTCCTCGCGACGGACGCACTGGGAGGTCTGGCGAAGAAAGTCAACGAGGCTGCTGGTGGCGGAAGCACCGGGAACAGCATCATCAACACCATCTCGGGAGTCCTCAGCGGCGGTCTGGTAGGCGACTACCGCTTCGGAGTCCTCGGTCAAGCACTGCACGGATTCCCCGGCTACAGCAGGCCGAAGCCGCCGCCGCCTCCCGCATATCTGCTCAAGCCTCCGTACATCCCGCAGCAGTTCCAAGTACCCGGAGTGCTTGGTCAGGCGGTGACTGGTCAGACGGGTCCGTTCGGCACCGCCCAGCCGATGCAGCAGTTCTGGAAGACGTTCGGACTCACCCTTAAGCAGCAGATGGCAGAGGCGCAGGCCGCGCTCACCAAGTCGAACAAGGACGACATAGCAGCGGCCAGACAAGAGATCGCCAGGATCAAGCAGTTGCTGGACGAGGGCAGGCTCAAGGGTCCGGCTCTCTTCATGGCGTTGCAGATGGAGGCAACCGATCTCAGCACCATCTGGTCGGCCGAAGCGGCCGCAGCGCAGAAGAGGGCAGCTGCTGCTGCCGCGGCGAAGCAGAAGATCATCACGCAGATCCAGAACGCCATCGACCCGATCAAGCTGGAGGTCGGGCTCTCCAAGGCGCAGGCTCTCGGGCAGTCGACGGTGCCGGCACTCAAGGCTCTCCTCAGCGCTGCCTACAAGGGGCTCGCCAAGGCGATTGCGAACGGAAACCAGCAACTGATCAAGCAGGCGTACGACCAGATCACCTCGCTGAAGCAGCAGATCCAGCAGGCCCAGACGGCGGTGACCAAGACGTTCACGGAGCCGATGAGACTCCAGATCGCGCTCGCTCGAGCGCAGGCGTTCGGCAAGGACGACACGAAGATCCTCGAGGAGATGAAGGCTGCTGCGATCAAGGCGCTCAAGTCCGGCAAGTTCACGGGCCAGAGCCTGATCGACCTCCTCAACGAGATCGCGAGCATCAACAGCCAACTGAACTCGAGCGTGACCAACGCCTACGGCGACTACAAGAAGGCGAGCCTGAAGGCAGAGACGGCCGGCCTCGGGCTGACTCGAGCGCAACGAGATGCTCTGGAGGCACGGCTGTCGCAGCGCGGCCCCGGAGGGACGGTCCCCGAGACTGGTACGGGTGCTGCTGGCTACGTCATCGACCCGAAGACCGGCCGACCTGTGAGGGTGAAGAGCAAGCGTCGCCACCTCAGCGGATCCACTGAGATTCCTGGGGGCGCTGGCGGCAGCGGTCGAATCTATATCGACCAGACGATCAGGCTCAACCTCAACATCGACGGCAAGCACCTCACCACAGTCGTCACCAGGGGCCAGCAGAGCTACAGGAAGAGCAACCCGTCGTCCCGGCGCGGTCCACATGCCGGAACACCGACGGCCTAGACGATGGCGCACCGCTGGGCAGGAGTCGAGGGCCGAGTCCTCATAGCTTTCGATGACGGACCGCTCGAGCCGAACCCGACCTGGACGCGCATCGACGCTCCCGGCGGAGACTTCCCCGACCAGTTCGTCGCCGGCTTCGACACGCAGAACGGCAAGCAGACGTTGCTCGCGCAGACCGACACGGGCACGGGAACCGTCTACATCAACGACCACAAGTACGGGCTGTTCGACCCGCGCAATGCGAGCTCGCCGTTCTACGAGTCTCTGGATGGGAAGCAGATCCTGCTCCAGGTGTTCAACCCCGTCCTCGAGACCTGGGAGCCGCAATTCGCAGGCGTTCTCGATGGGGCGACCTACGCGATGAACAACACCGCGGTCAACGAGAACGGCCAGCCCCTGAACGCGAGCATCCAGTTGAACGCCGTGGACGTGATGGACTACTGCGCCGGGTTCGGACTGACGCCCGGACTGGCCGGCGACCGTCCGCCCAACGGGGGCGAGGACGGAGTCTGGTACGCGGCCACAACGGGCGAGGTGCGCGACCGTCTGATCCAGATCGCGACCGACATCGGACTCGACATCACCCAGTACGTCTTCTTCAGCGGCAACGTCGCGCTCCAGACGGCGAAGTACGACGCCGACGAGGCGGCGCTGATCGCGTTCCGCGACTGTGCAGACGCCGAACTTCCGTTCATCGCGCAGTCGTTCTACGTCGACCGCTTCGGACGCCTGTGCTTCCACGGTCGGTATGGACGCTTCGAGCCAGACGGAGTGAGTGCAGCCGCCGGTCCTGACCGCTGGATCTTCAACCGGTTCGCGCTCGGTGACGGTAAGGCGGTGCGCGACGACGGCAGGATCCAGATGCGCGTCCTCGAGTTCGCTCGAGCTCGCGGCAACATCGTCAACGTCGCCGTCTGCTCTCCGCAGGGCATGAACCAGAATCAGATGCCGAATCAGGTGTTCTCGGACACGACGAGCATCGACGACTTCGGCCACTACGCCGCTCCGTCGATGGAGAACCTCCTGACGGCTGACCCGATCACCGACAACCTGAACGGGCATCCGACCTGGACGCGCAACACGGAGTGCTTGAAGTACGCGGAACTGATCGTCAAGAACATGAAGGATCCGCGTGAGGCGATCACTCGTCTCCAGGTCAAGACGGTCGACCCACTGGATAGTCGCGCCGAAGGAGTGTGGGGCTGTCTCACCGCCGCCGACGTGAACGACATCGTCAACACGAAGATCGGCTACCCCGCTGGCACAGGCTTCACTGGATCGAGTCCCGACGACGACCATTACGTCGAAGGGCGACAGCTGCGGGTGCGGCCACTCGACTCCTCGACCATCAGCAGTCTTCCCGGTTACGACTACGTCGAGCTCGACCTGAGCGTCTCGCCGGCGGTCTGGTCGATGGATACGCACAACGTCTTCCCCGACTGGCCCGGAGGCGGGACGTGAGCGGACAGATCTCGGGCCTGCGCGGTCAGCGGACCTATGGTCAGCACGGACTTCGTCACGCGCCTCGAGGCAGCGACCCGTCGCAGACCGATGTCTGGATCTACGTCGGCGTCGACCCGCGAGTGCCGTTCGTCAACGGCGGCAACGCTGGTGCGACCGTTGCCGTTCCGAACCCTGTGCCGGCTCGTTTTCGGATCAGCGTCGGGCCTCCGAACGAGTGCGAGTACGCCGGCTGGAATTCCTCGACAGACCCTGTGGCGACTGCGATCCTCGCCTACACCGACCACCAGATCGACATCCAGGGCGACGTGACGGGGCTGGTCATCGGGGACACAGTGTTCGTGCTTCCCCTCGAGTTCCAGCACGACTACGACGTGCCCTACCACACCCACGACATCTACGGGGCGTATGTTCCGTGCCGACTACTGAAAACCGGAGAGTTCATCTGGGGAACGGTCTAAGGAGGAAGAGATGGAAGAAGAGATGGTTCAGGAAGGCCGGATCCCCCTCTCGGCAGGTGAGGAGACGGCGGTCGATTATCTGATCGGTGACAGCGGAGACAAGTCCGTCTCGTTCACGCGCGAAGGCGATGGTCTGATCGTCTCTGTCGGGGACGACACCTACGACGTGGATGCCGCCGGCACGATCACGAAGCAGGCTGTCTGATGTTCGCGCCTCTCATCGCAGCCGCCGCGTACCTGATCTACTCGCTCTGGGCGAGCCAGTTGTTCCCCAAGGGCGCAGGCCACATCCTGGGGGCCAGCACGGGCGTCGACATGACGGCGAACAACATCAAGTTCCTCTTCTACTCGGGCGCGATCACGACGACCTGGGAGTTCGTCTCCGACCTGACAGGAGGGTCGATCGTCGCACGTTCGGGCAACCTCGCCAGCAAGACGACGACGAACGGCGTCTTCGACGCGGCGGACGTGACGGTGACGGCTGTGTCCGGGTCGGCGTTCACGCACCTGATCCTGTACGCGGACACGGGCACGGACTCGACCTCGCGCCTCATCTGCGTCTTCGACGTAGCCTCATTCACTCCGACGGGCGGGGACATCAGCGTGATCTGGAACGCCTCCGGACTCTTCTCTATCGCCTAGACGATGGCTGACTCTAAGATCAGCGCCCTCACTGCGATCACAGCCCTTGGCGGCACGGAGGAGTTCGCGGTTGCCCTATCGGGTGTGTCGAACAAGATCACGGCGGCGAACGTGCAGAAGTTCATGCCGGGGTTTGAGTACGACTATGTAGAACGGACAACAGCGCTCACTGTTAGCGCTACCACCGCGGCAGGAGCAAACGTCTTCATAGATGGTAATGCTGTCACCTATGACGGCAGTACAAGGATCAAAGTTGAGTGCTTCGCACCATATTTCCAGGGCAACAACTTCATTGCTGTATCTCTCTGGGATGGGAGCACGGACCTTGGGAGCGTCGCGCAATCCAATGTCAATTCTCCGGTGCCATGCTATGGCGTGAGATTCGTTACACCGTCAGCAGCCTCACACACGTTCCACTTCAAAGCGTGGCGAGGAACGACCTCTGGAGAGGTAAATGCCGATGTTGGCGGGGCCGGAACGAGAGTCCCAGGTTTTCTCCGAATCACTAGAGCCTAAAGAGAGACGGCTGGGTGGCCGACTATTACGTCCGCGAGGAGGACGGAACTAGCAAGTTCATCCTCGAGGACGCGAGCGGCGATTATCTTCTCGAGACGAGTACGAGCGACGTATTACCGTCGTTCATCTCATCGGTCACGGCTCTATACGCCCCGGAGCTACGTCCAGGGCAGGTTTTCCCGTCCTTCATCTCGTCCGTAACTGCCGTCCAGGCCCCTACATTCGCAGTAACGGGACAGCAGACGACGGTCGTCGTGGCGGGGACCTACCAGTGGCTGTGTCCGCCTGGGATAGTCCAGGTCTACGTCGAGGTAATCGGCGGCGGCGGCGGCGGCGCTGACGGATCAGGAGCGCTCGCAGGCGGCGGTGGCGGCGGCGGCGGTGCCTACGCGCTCAAGACGGCAATCCCGGTCACGCCGGGGGTGCTGTACACGCTTGTCGTCGGTGCGGCAGGCCTTCGCGATCCCGATGTTGGCACCACCGGCGGGGACTCGTACTTCACCGGGGACAGCAGCACCCAGGTTCTCGCCAAGGGAGGCGGTGGCGGACACCGGGCCCCGGCATCAGGTGGACCGGGAGGCGCGGCAGCATCGTCGATCGGTGACACCAAGTTCTCAGGCGGCGACGGCTTCACGCAGGCCGGAAGCGGCACGGGCGGCGGTGGCGGTGCGAGCGGCAACAGGCTCGCCACGGGCGCG